TCCTTGATGTCATTTACAAACCGCCTTACAAATCCCTTTCGTTGCGGGGCTGTAAGAATGTTACGAGTACCCAATGGTACTCTTATCGGCCTTCCAAACGGTCCCTTTTTCAATCCACTTTCTTCTGCCATTACTGCCTCCTATGTCTCCATCGTCTGGATATCTTTAATATATTGTTGTTTCGTCATTATGCCTTGCCGAACGAATTGACTCATTATAGCCTTTTGGCTGGAAGTCAGGTCGGCTTCTGTAAAACTACCTGCGGAACGGTTTCTTGTAGAACCTTCAACCCGATCTATAACTTCTTTTTTAGAAGAGAATTTATCAGGAAAAGCTTCTTTGACTTTTTTTCTCGCCAGCTCAGCTACCCTCTCAAATGATAGCCCTTTATTTTCATCCGCCAAGGTATCTGCATATTGCCTCATTTCTTCATCAGTTTTGTACCAAGGATTTTTTTCCACCCATCTTTCAAATTCAGGTGATACATCCTGGCGCTCGACCTGCTTTGGCGCTGTCATAGACTCTTCGACTTCACCAATTCGATCATCTAATTCATCAACCTTAGCAACGTCTCCATCCTCTATGGCCGCTTTCTTCTCGGCCTTAAGAGAGGTTAGTTCTTTTTTTAGATTAGCAACCTCGGCCTTATAGACCCTCTCATTATGAATTTTTAATTCTTGAATGCTGCTGTTTAGGTCTGCGTTTTGCCGTTTCTGTTCTTTAATGTGACTTTTCATGGTGTCCTGTATATCCTTACTACGCTTGATATACGTTGATGCATCCACAAAATCATCACCACTAAATTCGTCTTTTGGCCTCCATCCTAATTCTGTTGCCAACACCTCTATTTCGTTTGGCGTATCGATCTGTTCCGCTTCGGGTTGTTTTCCTGGTACTGCTTCTGTTTTTTTTCCTGCCTCTTGTCCTTCCTCTATTTCGAACTCTGCCATACTTCCTCCTTTTAGACGCTATGTCTGTTTGTCCCTAAATACAAAAAGCCCCGCTAAGATTTTTCAATCTCAACGAGGCCATTTGGCGCTATTGACTTAACCTATACTGCTTCCTAACTTTTAGGGGAGAGTATGGGTTGTTATGTTATATTTGTTTCAATCCACGAAAACTATTATTTAATAAGTTTTTCGATATGACATCCTTTGTTCTTTCTATGCATAGAAACATTATATCCAACTGAGACAATCCCTTACCATTCTTTAATTCTCTTTTATAATTACGATAATATCGTTTACCGTTACGAGTTATTCTCCCGTATGTTTTAAGAGGTGGCTTGGTGCAGATGGCCAACCCGTATTCTTTATGTTTCATTGTGGCCATGATCCACCTCTGTGTATATCGTTGCAGCCTCAATTGCGTGCATTTCCGATGTAACAGGGTCTATAAGTTCAATATTCATACTCTGTTCGTCAATCATTACATACCAATCCCTTGGATCTCCAGTTACTGTTTTTTTGATATGCTTTAATAAGTCTGCTACGGTGCAAGTTGATAGTCGTTTCATTTGGCATCCCTTTTGTTTATCTCTTTAAAAACTTCTCTTAAATCACCAAAATCATTCATTCCAATTGCTATGTTAGATTCATGGTTTAATAAGAAAGTATTAAACGCTTGATGTTGAGATGGATGTATAGCTAAATATTTTGGTTTAATAAATAATTTTTCTTTTGAAGCAGCAATGGCTTTCAATGCTGCTTCAAAAGAGGCTTCGTTTAAATCGTTGTTTTCAATTTTATTTAATAAAGATTCCATATAATACTCGATTGTTATGTTTATCTATTGTGTCCTGTAACAGATTGAAAAGTGATTGTCAAGTCTTTTCTTTTTTGCATTCACATCTCTTCACCACTATCTACAATTATGACAACTCGAACATTGATGGCAGACCACACCATGGACAGTTGCTTCTATTATGTCGAGAGGAAAACGCATTTTAGTCAATTTCTTGATTTTTGGTATCTCATAACCTTTTTCTACAGCAATCTCATCTTTTATTTCTTCTATCTCATCTTTTATGATAGTTATTATTGGGTTAATCATATCTCTTCACCTTTCTTAACCTTCTCAAGCAAAGAAACAAGAAAGTTGAATGCCCTAATTAATGCTTTGATTATTTGCGATTCTGTATCAGTCATGTTTTAAACTCTTTTCACAGACACGTAAATCAATTCCTTTTTCTATCATAAGCAAACCCAATATTGATTCTGCATTTTTCAGAGCTTCGATACGGCCCTTGCGATATTCGTCTGAAACATTTGGCATATAACTAACTGTCATTAATTGTGTCATAACTTGCTCGTTCCTACACCATTTCATCCATGAAAGTAATGAATTTTTTATAATAGCTTTTTCATTCATCGAGCACCGCCAAAATATCCTCTGCATTCATCAGAACATACTTCTGCCCATCAGCTCCGTCCATGTCACGACCTGCAAACTTACCATAAGTGACATGATCTCCTACCTTCGCCCATGGAGTTTTATCCCCGAACTCATCCCAACCAATACGACCTATGGCAACTACAGTACCTTTTGTAGTGTCACGCTTTCTGTTCTCAATAGTTTCATTAATCAAGATTAGACCGCTCTTTGTCTTTTCTTCCACAGGGTCAGGAAGTATTAAAACGTAGTGGCCACATGGGTTAATTTTAGATTTGTTGATTTTCTTACTCATTATTTAGCATCCTCCTCTGTTTCGTCCTCATAGCTAATATTAAGCAACTGGTCAAGTCCTCGAATCTCGCCCACCATTCTTGCAGTATTCCCGTGCGTCTCGTCGGCAGTCGTGCATAATGTCTGACCATTGCCAAGCCCATCCTGTAGAGCTTTTTTCATGTCTTCAATCTTTTTGAATACTTCTACTGTATGCGGTAGGTTGCGCCATCCGCTGAATTCTTCTTTGTTCATACTGCCTCCTTATATTCCCTATCAATCCTTGTTGTTGCTAACCATCCCTTTCTCTGTGTAACCTTTTGTATGCGTTTCTGCGCTTTTCCCCTCAATCTTTGAGTTATCAATCTTTTTACCTTCCAAATCAACCTTCTTCTTGTCTGTTTCAATACCTTGTATCAATTTTGCAGTCTCAAGCTTCAGCTTTTCTTTACGTTCCTCGATGTTAGAGATTATCTCGGCTCTTTCGAGATCCAGCTTCTGGGAGTCGAATGCAACCCCACTCTGCTTAACCTGCTGATCATTACGTTCAGAGTTGATTTTTTCTACTGTTAATTCGGCTTCAGCCGCAAGTTTCTGTTGCTCGGCCATTATACTGCCAAGTTCAGCCTGCTTGATCTGTAATTCAAGTTCCAGCATAGGATTCGGCGGAGCTTCTTTTGGTATCAATACTTCTATGTTTTCTATCTGTAAGGCTTCAAGATAACGTCTGTTAATTTCTTCGTCATTCAATCCCTGTCCTTTCATCGCCAGCAATGCTGTAGCTTTCATGATTCGTTGCATGTTAGTTGTGGAATTAGGATCAGACACAGGTATGATGTCCATGTCTTCGCTGTTATAGTCTGACCGCCTGACTGCTTCCTGGTTATCCAATACATTGGAATATTCATCATCCTGAAGATACAGAGCATTCAGTTTCCTTATCTTCTGGAATTCTTTATATAGTGACCTGTGAATACGCTTATGAATTGCGCTATATACCTGCAATCCCTGTTCGATTAGTGCGAGTGTCGTAGTAGCCGGCACGTTGGGGCCAGGACTCTCCCCGGCTAAAACTTCGGTCATGCCGGATAATTCCTTGCCTGTCTCGATAAGCAAGCCTAATAATTGAAACAATGTAGGTGAAGGCTCTTTGGTTGGAAGTGGAACTATATTTTTGTGCAGATCGTCTCCTGTCGTTTGAACGGATTTCCATTCTCCAGATTTGAATTTTAGGCTTGCTCCCCTTCCAAGCTGAATGCCTCTGCCAAGGAAACCGCTTTGCCTGTTGCTCAGGGTCCCTGCATCAAGTAGTTGGTTGAGTGTAGTATTGACTGATGAATTGATGGAATGAAGCAGACTACCAAATCCCATGCCATAAAATGAACCATCGAAAGCCGGCATCAACAAAAATCTGGTAAAATAATGCGTAGGCTCTATCCTGATTATTTCACCTTTTTCATTCGCCTGCACCCCTGACAACTCAAACCGTGCTGATATCCTGACAAGTTTTTGTGTCCCTTGATGAACTGTCACAATATATGGCTCTTGATATCCATCCTTGTCCAGATCATACCATCTATGCTGCTCTAAGAAAACATGAGGTGTATCTTCATCGACCTGCCCCTGGCCTTCCTCGCCCGATGCGAGACCGAGTTCTTCGACATCAAACTTGAGATAAACCCCGCTCCGGATTCTTTCGACTATTTCATTCCGTGTTAATTCGATGACATGCGTGATTCTGGATGCTGCTTCCTCCGATTTGGCATAATAATTAACAACCAGGTCGTCAGCAAACACCAGCTCAGAAACATTCTGGTTTGTAACTGCGCTGTAATAGGTTTTTTTGAACATGCACCCTATGGCCGGAAGGGTAAATAATAACTGATCAACCCCCTCTTCCCAATCTGACATGTCGTTAAGCAGTTGATATGACATGTGTTCGCAGATACGCTTGCCTCTGCTTGCTTTCTTGCCGTCAGGATCATCACCAATGACCTTGGGCTTGACAACATCATTACCCTTAATAATCTCCGGATACGCTCTGGCTGCAAACTGCATAGCTGCATTGGCTATGATAGGATATTTTACGTTAGCAACCTGCTCACCTGCATAGGTTTTTTTCTCAATATCTAATTTTGCGAGTCTTAATATATCCTTGTTAGATTGCTCCCACACCACCCGGGATTCCTTATCTGTGGTATAATCATCAACAACCCTTGCGGCTATAGAGCTTATAACGTCCTGGTCGAGGTCTTCGGCTATATTTTTCATAGCATGTCGGGCTTCGAGTTGGTCAATCATAGATAACATTTCTTGCTCTTGTTCCGCCTGAGCTTCTTCCTGCCCCTGTTGCATGATCAGGTCTTCTTGGGTCGATTGCTGCTGTGGCTCTACAAATTCATCTTGCATGTTATTTTCCTTTAGTGTAGGGTTTTTCCTACACCCCCTGTAAAAAACACATAATTCCAATATCTTATAGTGTAGGTTTTTTCAGACTGTAGGTTTTTCCCTACACCTTCATTCCAATACGGGCATATCTCCTTGCATCCCTACCTTTAGTTAATTAGTTGAGAATCCGGAATCATTAAAAACCATAACGTCACATGGAAAAAGGAATCGCTTTATCAGACGACATATATCGCTATGCCTAAGCGCCTTGCTTTGATGTTTGGGGATCATCAAAACCCCGACTACCTGCGTACAAGTAGTGCCTTTGTTGGATGCAATTTGTGTTAGTCTGTTTATCATACTTGAGTCCGCCCGTTTAGACCGGTCATCCCTTTTTTTGTTCTCGATGTCATCACGACATTAAATCAGCCCTCTATCTTTCCTTTTAGCCACACCAGAATAGCGCTGATTGAACTGGTGCTCTTTTACAACGTCTGATAATGTTAAAATATGGACGTTGATAATTATTTGTTATTATTATATTTAAGTTAGTTTTGATAAATTATCCGACATATTATGTAAACTTTTTAATATACTTTATCACACTTAATAAATCGCTCATTTCCAACTTACCCTTACTCATGTCATTCCGAATTGTCCCGATTGCCCTTCCTGTGATTTGTGCAATATCCTTTACCGTATAATAATATTTGTGGTAACTTTTGCCGTTTTGCCATCTTTTATTCTGCATAATGATATTACGAGGCTCTAAACATAATCAATATATATCAATATCCTGTTACCAAGTCAACACTGTCTGTTTGATAGTTACTCGAACGCCAATCTTGATATTCTTCCGGCGGAGCTGTGGTTGCCACTGCCAGCCCGCTCATGATTAAGTATCTACAAGCGTCCATCAAGTGGTCGTTTTCTTTGACTATTTTTCCGTTCTCATCCCTTCGGTAAATTCTATACTCAGCAAAGAAATTACGCAATGAATTAAATACTTTAAGTTTTCCGGTTGATAGTCTATGCCAGACCGCCTGAATACCAGCTTCTCTTGCATTGTCAGCATAACCCAAATTCAATCCATGATCTACATAAATATCAACCATGCGTTTACCGTCCGCTTGCCCCGCTCCTGCTGAGGCTGGGTCAATAACCCCAGGTATCCATCCTCCTCTTGATTTAATCGAATCAGCATGGATTATAGTTTCAGCTTTCCCCATATAATGCTCTGAATAGAGATAAACGATGTCACTCTGCTGATCCCATGCTCCCCAGAGAGCCGCTGTACGATTCCAACCAACATCAAGGGCAAACACCTTCGGCCAAGTTGGTGGCATCTCAAACGGTTCAATCGTGATATCTTCTTCTAATAACGGATAGATAGCCCCTGAACCGAGCTGTGGAATACCCTTTGATCTGGCGTCTCTCTGGTACGCAGGGATTGACGCCAATAGTTCTGTTTTCTGTTTTTCAGTGAGGTGTGGAGCGTCATCCCATGTTGCATTTACAACGAATTTTCCTGTTTCTTCGGTATTTTCAGGGAGTTTTCCGCCAGGCATGAATGATAGAACTGTTTCTGACAGCCCTAAAAGAGGGGTAAAGGTGCACATAATAAGGCCGTCTGTGGTCATAGTACGGAGTAAACACTCAGCATATATACCAAGGCTGCATTCTTCATCAAGCCAGATTACGTCCTGCTCTGTGCCTTGAAAGCTCTTTCTTTTCTGGTCATAGCTTTTTAGCCCAAGGTGCGAAACTCCCCCGGACACATGCCTGACCGCTATTGACTCAACTGTATCTGGTACGCTACCAGCCTTATTTTTGGTTTCAATAATTAAGTCACGAGGTAGTAATCCAGTACCATAATCACCTATCGGCCCCAATAGTTTGGCCTGTATAATATCCCTTACGGTCTGAGATGTGTCTCCGGCAGCCCACGCCTGTATAGGTTGTTCAAACCTCCGCCCTGCCCACCACTTAGGATATTGACCTGTTAAGTGTAGGGTAAGCTCATACCCGCCGACGCCCTCACTCTTCCCAATTCTATTTGCGGAGATTATTGCGCGCTCCTTATATTTCGTTCCTGCCTCGAAAAATCGCTGATGTGGAACATATAGTTCTCTGCGAAGCGTGCCCGTATCGGGATAATATCTGTCAATCTTTCTGCCGGACAACCGCCTGGCTCGTTCGGCCAATAATTCAGCATATTCAATTTTCGCTTGCCTCGTTGGGTCTCCCGCCCGTGTGGAGATAGCATTTTGTTTTGACATTTCAGTATATTATATTTCTGTGGTTTCTGGCAACATTGTACCTATCTTGCTTTCCAACGCCCTGATGCGCACGACCAGTTGATCGTCGGTTAGCTGCTTAACACCAAGTTCAGCGGTAATCCCCAACTGTTTTTCGTCTTTCCATCCATGCTTATTCTTTAAAGTCATAGCTGCTATGCCTGGATACATTTCTTTGCTCTTCATCACCCGTGATTCAAGGATTGACTCGATCTCTTTTTTCTGGTCTGCCAATTCAAGTTTAAATTTTTCCTCGCTTAAATATCTATATGATGAATAAGGTAATGATAATGCGTATTTACACCGGAAAGCCAGTTCGGTCTCAGTAATTATGTCGGGATCTGCAATTAAAATGTCTTTTGCTTGATCAAATAATGAGAGGGATACTTCGAGAGTATATATTTCACGGTTTGTATTACCTGGCTGACCGCCTGTTTTGGCTTTTTTCTTAGGCTTAGGCTTCTGTTTGGCTTTAGTTATCTTTTTCATTGCAGTGGCCTTCCATTGCCATCGACCAACTTTTTATCCTGCGTTATAATCTTCTTCTCTATAATCCTATTATGTTCGTCCAGTTCTCCGGATTTGGCGCATGTAATAAAATGTCTAACAACCACTTTTGCGGCGGCTGATAGCCATTCCTGGGCAGACTCCAAATCGTTTGGGAATCCATTGACTGCGATTCCGCCATTATTCATTAGTGTGATTTTCATCTGCGCTATTGGCTGCGGAACTACCGGTTTCTCTGTCATAATATTTTCCTTTTCGTAATTCTGGGTTGTCGATCAGAACCTGATAAATGCCTTCAGCTAATCCATCAACCATTCTGTCCCCGATGTCGCCAGCAAACATATCCTGGCCGGTCACATTATCAATAGCATGTAATATTTCATGAATCAACGTGGTTATAATCACCGAGTTAGACCGTTTTTCATTTCCGAGGCTGTCTGCAATTCTGATTATATTTTTAGAATAATCACAGTCGCCAACTCGGTCAAACCTCTCTGTGAAAACATAAGGGAAAACAACTACATATTGATGTCCGCCTATTTTTATTTTACTTGGCAGGTTCATTTAACTCCTTGGCTAATATGGCTCTGTTTTTAGACAGGTTTTTGCTAAATTGGCCATTCTTTTTAAAATGCCCACGATTGAACTGTGCTATTTTCCATTTGTGTCGATTCAGCCATCGTCTTGCCATTTTAGTTTTCACTTTACACCTCCATACTCTGTCATAAATATTTCGTTAATTAATTTTCGTAGCGTTATTGGGACTACTTTTAACATCTTATTAATATCATTATAGATTTTATTCGGAGACTTTCTGTATGTTTCGCAAAAATTAGACATATCTCCATATAATTCGATACCGGCTTTTTTAACAATATCCAGCCAGAATACTTTATAGTCCTCTGCAAAATCAAGTTGTTCTATCGGTCGGGCTATCATCTTTTACCTCTCTTTTTGCCGCCTCGGTTGCCAGTTCCCAAAATAGCTCTGCTGTGGCCTTCAGGGCATTGAATGTATTTCTATATGCCATCCGGATCAGCTTATCTTTGTTCTCTTTCCATGCCAGCTCGTAAGCATCCTGGTGTGTCATTGATAATCTCCCTATTCGGAAGTGTGCCCCGTCACCACGAACGTTTAAAAGAATGGTAACGGGGCTAATGGAGGTATGAAATGAAATGTGGGACTTGCCCACCTGTAGTGTGTGTATCAGATGAAAATGTGCTTGTCAAGATTTATTATTTATTATTTACAGTTCGTTTTTTGGTACTGTACAGTTCGTTTTTTAGCCCTATAAAGCTGGATGCAGTTCGTTTTTTAGTACTATAGAAAAACATAACTAATTGA